AAACCCCCTCTGGAGTAAAGAATGTATTGCCAGATCGTATGATTGAACCAGAAGGTCCATTGGCAACATTCCTCGTCATGGCAAAAGATCCTTCTCCCCTATAAACACCACCTATGAAATTACTCATTTCACTTCTGCCACAATCCTCATCTTCCGCCATGCCCGATGCCATCAGCATCGCCATCAGTGTTATAGTTGTTATTGCTTTCATAGGAAAAAGTCTCTAGCACAAACCGAAGTCCGTCAAGCATGAAATTAACATCACGCCAAATTGGAGCAGTTGGGGTGGCTCGCGTCACTGGCGCGTTGCTGCGGTGCGGGTACAACGTGCTTACCCCATTTGAGGATTTTGCGGGGTACGATGTGGTAGCTGAGAAAGATGGGAAGTTTTGGCGCATCCAAGTTAAGACCGCCCAGGCGGTCGAGGCTGGCCGTACCAAGTATCGATTCACTACTTCCACGGGCAATGGCTTTAATATCCCCAAGCGTCCTATCGCTGGCGTGGATTATGTGGCGTTGTGGGCGATGACAGACGATCTGTTTTGGTTGTTACCCATCGCCAAATGTAAATCGGTCACGACCAAAGTTTGCCCATCGACAGGCCAGAGTTGGCGTGTATTCCAGAACCTATGAACGAGGCGCAAGCATGGGAAAAGTTTGAGGAAGCCATGCGTGATGTGGAATCATTCGACGAAGCGATGGCGTGGTTAAACAAGAATCCAGAAATACGAGAAGGACTGACCGTATTTGAGATGATGAGAAACTTTAATAAGGACATTAGAGACGCTAATAAGTATAACCGCAATTAGGCAGTAGCACATTTTGTGTTGACGGGTTTGGGGGTGGCTGGCTAGACACTAGCCCATGGGCAAAATCAATAGCCGAGCTAAGGGAGCGCAAGGGGAGAGAGAGTTGGCGGGATATTTGCGGGAACAGGGCTGGCAGAAGGCTAGACGCACGGTTCAATACGCTGGCAACCCAGAGAGCGGGAGTGGGGATGTAGTCTGCGAGAACTTTCCATTTCATATCGAAGGCAAACGATGCCAAGCACTCAAGCCCGAAGAGTGGATAGCGCAGGCCAAGCGGGATTGTCCAGCGGGTAAGATCCCAGCGGTGTTCTTTCGGCGCAATGGCCGCAAGGAGTGGCTAGTAGTTTTAACCGCTGATGATGTTTGCGAGCTGGCGCGGCAACTTGCCCCAGCCCGTGAAATAAAGATCGACTATATGCCATCGACCGATGTAAAAGGTTTTTATGTCACCAGCCCGCACGACCTAGACCAACTTACCCCAACAACAACAAACCCAAATAAATAAAGGAGAAATAACATGGCACTAACATTGAGTGAATCAGCAAAACAAGAGCGCAAACTACCCGAAGCAGGAGCTACGGTTGGAATGCTGTACAGCCTAGTCGACCTAGGCACACAGAAAACCAACTGGGACAACGAAGAGAAATGGTCGCCCAAGGTGCGGCTTACTTTCGAGTTGCCCGACCAGACTGATGAGTTTGAGGTCGTAGAAAATGGCAAGACAACTAAGGTGTCAAAGCCGATGGTGGTTTCCATCGAGCAGACACGCTCACTTGGCGAGAAGGCCAGCCTGCGGAAACTGCTAGAGCAGTGGAGAGGGCAGACCTTTACCTCGGCAGAGCTAAAGGCATTCAGCTTGAAGAACCTTCTTGGCAAGCCAGCCATGCTTACCCTCATCCACAAGACGAGCCAGCAGGGCAGGCAGTACTGCGCCATTGCAGGGGCGAGCAAGCTACCCAAGGGTATGAAGGCTCCAGCTAACACCACCAACGCTCAGATGTATTATGAAATTGAGCAGGGCGAGGGTGGGCAGTTTAGCGAGATGCCGGAGTGGCTACAGGATAAGATTCGCGCCAGCAAAGAGTTTGCGACCGCTGCAGGCAAGTCTACGGCCACTAAGGTCGAGCTTGACGCAGACGGCAACGCAATGCCGTTCTGATGTACAACAGAAATTGGGTTGATGCATCGGCATTTGCGGACTCAGCAAATCAGGGCCTAACAAAACTAGAGTATGCAGCAATACATATATTTGCTGCGACTATGGCAAACAGAACAAAGCTATTCGATGGAGATAAAGAGAATCGAGAGAAAAATGAAGTTCTATATAGAATAGCTGATGATTGCTGGAATCACGCAAGAACTCTTGAAACAATGTTTGAGAAAGAAGTGTGAGGATTAAATGGCATTAACAATCACAGCGAAAGAGCCTACCAATTCCCGTCTGGTCCAAACGGATCAGGCGGGTCATTGGTACTCAGAAAAAGGCGAGTCTGCTCATGTAATTCTTGGCAAGAATGGCAACGAGCGAAACACCACCGTAGCCGATGCTCGCAAGTTGGGGTTGCTGCCTAGCGTTACATCTATTATCGGAATCCTAGACAAACCACAACTGACAAGCTGGAAGATAGAGCAAGCCATTATGTCCTCGCTAACACTTCCGAAGGAGGAAGGTGAAACTCTCGAAACCTACGCTCGAAGAGTGGTTAAGGACTCCAAAGAATCAACAACGAAGGCAGCCGAGCATGGCACAAGAATGCACGAACAAGCCGAGAATATCCTCATGGGACGCGCTGTGTGCAAAGATGAAGACCTCCAGCCCTACATTGAAACCTTCAAGAAGTGGGCGGACGAAAACGTAGAGAAGACCTACTGGTGCGAGAAAGCACTTGTTGGCGCGGGGTATGCCGGAAGATGTGACGCATACGTCAAGTTGCGCGATGTGGGTGACGCTATCGTTGACTTAAAGAATCGGAAGGTTAATCCAAAATATGAGCCATTCTATGACACGGACTGCGCCCAAATTTTTGCTTACCTTTCAGCCTCCGAAAACCCAAGAGCAGCAGGCGTGTCAATCGTGCTGGCATCAAATGATTCTAGCAAGATCATGACTAAGGTGTGGGACGAAGACGAACTCTACCAAGCCGGTATTGCCTTCTGCGCGATGCAAAAGGTGTGGGCTTGGGTTAAGGGCTACACTCCTCCAGGGATGAAGCTATGATCGACCCCGCTGACGTACTGTGGCTAGAGGAATTGCTAGACCAAGTTTATCGGAGTCTTGCCAAATGACTGCGCCGACTATAGCCGAGATGGGTGATGCTGCCGCCGATATAGTGTGGCGCGTTATGGGCAGGGGATCAGAGAAGTCTGCCTACGGCGATTGGCTGGAGAAGGATAGGCCGACTCACGATTACCATATCGCCAGAGCCGTCCGGCACTTGGCCACAGCGCAGATGCAATTACACAAGTCCACGCCCTGCCCTGATAATAACGGCGAGACGGCGGTTGACCATTTAGAGCGTGCATTAGTGCGCTGCTTGTTTACCTTGGCACAAATTAAGAAGGAGGTTCCGCGACTATGAGATGGATTAAGAAAGAGTTTGATGATGACGGCAAGCCAGAATGGGCGGTTTACAATGATGAGGCTGGTGAGGGCAGGCAGGAAGATTGGTCGCACTACGATACCTTTGAGACTAGGGATGAGGCGATCAAGGGGTGCGGGAGGGTTACTTGGGAAGACTATGATTGCAGCGACAAATGAAGCTGGCTCTGTCACTGGTTCTGTATTGGCTGGGGGATGTTATCAGCCGCACCATCCTGCGGCTGGGGATTGGATACGGCCTATACAAGACGCTGATGCTTTGGTCGGTCGAACTGGATGACAAGTTTGATGTTTGGAAAGAAGTAAAACCAAAAAGGAGAAAACGCAAATGAAGGATCTAGGCAAAATTACTTTTGGAAAAGCACGGCCTGCGCCCAAGCAGGTTCTAGTCGACGTAACCTATGACGATAAGACGGCTAAGGCTCTGCACGCCTTTGGGTTGAAGCGGTTAAAGAAAGATCAAGAGGCAGTAATTCAGTACGTCATCACGAAGGCGTTGGAAGGCTTGGTCAAAAAATGAAACGCGCTGTAGTCACCATGGCGTTTGGGACGGAGTGGGATAAGGTTCTCGCGCTCACCCAGCCACGTATCGAGGATTTTGCCAAGCGTAACGAGATCGACTTTATTCTGATGAACAGGTCGGTCATGGACCCCAAGGACTATAACAAGTCGCTCCTCGCAAACATACTGGTTGGGCGAGGGTATGAGCAGTGCATCTACATCGACTGCGATTGTCTTGTCGCCAAAGACTGCGATGACTTTGCTAACCCCAAGGAGGAGGGTAATGACGGCTTTATTGCCTTTGATGAGGGTGATTTCCTGGACCGCAAGGAGGGGATGAAGAAGCTGGCCGCGCAGTATGGCGGAACGATTACGCCTACCTACTACTTTAACTTTGGCGTGTTTGCCATTCGGCGCAAGCACGTTGGCTTACTATCCCTACCCCCGCTGGGTACTGTGCCTAATCATTTTGGGATGCAGACCTGGGCGAACATCCAAGCGCACCTCTGGGACATCCCGCTGTCGGGCTTAGATCCCGCCTACAACTGCATGACCAGTGTTGAGGACCAGTACGGCCTAGACCGCCACAAGGATGCCTACATCATTCACTACGCTGGGCAGTCGGGGGATTTAGATAAGCTGGCAGCTACGATTGCGGCTGATGATGCCAAGCTGAAAGAGCTAGGGCGGTGACGGAGATTAAGGTCGTGGAGGAGTGTGGTCGATTTCGGCTACACACGATGGCGGGTAACGTCATCGGTCCGCGACTTTATGGATCGCGCCCGCCGACTGACTTTCCGCCGTTGCAGGATTTGTTTGACACCTTGGAAGCGGCGCAGGAGGCTTGCGAACTGTGGAACCAATACTCTCTTTGGCATAAGGCTCAACGTAAGAAGAAATGAGAAGCACGCAACTAACCAGAGGAGATCGTGATGACAGAATGCGACAACTGGCGGGAGAGGTGGCACTGCGAGCTATTGAAGACTTGCGGTTGCTGCGCCGGAGGGGAGCGGTAAAAGGAATGAAAGTTATCCCTTGTTACACGGGGCGGGATCTAAACGAATGTCCCGAATACAATAACACCATCGAGATCCGCAAACTGCTACGCGACTTTAAGAATGGGACGGTAACGTGGTGGTGCAGGGCTGGCGGAATTAACATCGACACGCCACGACTTTTGAGGATGATGGAAGTATGACTTTGCACATCGTTAACTTCTTGGGGGACTTGTTTAACTTCTTTGCGTGGGGAACTTTGTTTATGTCTTTGTTCGTCTCCATCGTGGCAACGGCATCCTACATCACAATCAAGATGGTCGAGTACATCATCCAATTATTCCGTGAGTGAGTTTAAGCAAAAAGTATTAACGGCGGCAGTAGACCGCTATGTGCTGACCCCGACCCAGTGCATGATGTTGCGCCAAGATGCTGAGGTAATCGGGATGAAGCGCGCAACTGTTATGAAGAAGGATGGCACGACTAGGAGATCGTTTGCGCGTAGCTGTTCATCTTGCTGGGTTCCGATGGCTCCGCACTACAAGTGGCTTTATTCGATAGTCAATGAGTTGACAACGGCTGTCAACGCCGAGCATTACCGCTTCGACATTACGGGCGTGCAACAGTTGCAGATCCTAAAGTACAATCCGCTACAGCAGTTTTGGTGGCACTACGATACGTTTACTGGATCAGATCGCAAGATGACGATGGTGGTTAATCTGTCCGATCCTTCCGAGTACCTTGGCGGCGGGTTGCAAGTTAAGGCTGACTTGGTCGGCGGAAGGTTTATTCGGGATCAGGGGGCGGGTTGCTGGTTCCCGTCCTACGTCGAACATCGTGCGCGTGCGCCTATCTGGGGTACACGCTGGGTGTTGGTGGCTTGGTTAACTGGACCGGCTTGGCGATGACCCACGCAGCTAACCTACCCAGACATCAGTATGTGTCGGTTGACAAGTCCGTGATTAGCCAAGGCCAAGTACAGGGCTGGGAGGATGCGGTTTGGTTTGGGTTATCCAGCGTGCCACACCGAGCTTGGGCTTGCACTGTGATGCTCAAATGCGGTGCGCTGTATCGAGGCTTGCCCTTGTCCGCCATCTGTCACGATTCGGTGGGAAATTCCCACAAGTGGGAGCTGCGAGACGCACAACGCTGGGATTGTTTTGGGGACAACTTCGTCACGATAGAATACGATTACTTGCGGGAGTTAGACTGTAACGTATGGATCGCCAGCAGGCAGGAGTGGTTGGGCGGAAGCTATATGTTTACCGCCGAGCCGTATGGAGATGGCTACAGCCTTGAGCCTAGCCAAACTAAGTCGCACCATTTCATCGCCCTGCGCAATGGACGGATGACGTGTGTGCCAGGCAACAATGTGTTATTCACAGAAACTTCTTTCACCGGCAAGAAACCTATTGCTAAACCAGATTGGCTTCGAGTACAAACAAACACCTAACACGCCGAAGAGCAGGGCTTTGACGCTGTGGTGGGTGAAGAAACCGCATGAAATCAATTTACAAATACGCACGGCTGGAGGTGAAGGCATTGGCCGAGATGCTGGAGCTTAACGCCTGCCAGCCAGGGCGGTTGCTGGAAACAAACGTCTCACCCCTAGCGTGGATTATGAACCAAATGCTCTACGACAAGTTTCATGGTAATGGCTGGAAGTTAAACCTACTCACAGGAGCTTTTGAAAAAGTATGACTATAGAAGCCAGAGACAGATTGAGATGGTCACGCGATATGCTTCTGATCGCACGCGATAAGTTGGCCATAGAGAGGGATCGAGTTTCTCATGGCCATGCAATTGATTTAATCCAGATCATAACCATGGTCGATGCAGCGGCTTTGATAGCGAAGGAGATATTGGAAAGTGAATGAAAAGACACACCTCGACTTATTTAGCGGGATCGGAGGATTTGCCTTGGCAGCAAAGTGGAATGGATATAGAACCGTTGGCTTCTGTGACAATGAACCCTACGCACAAGCAGTCCTCAAAAAGCATTGGCCAGAAGTCCCGTGTCACAAAGACATCCGAGAAGTACGAGGCGAGCTATACGCAGGAGTCACTCTTCTCACGGGAGGATTCCCCTGCCAGCCATTTAGCGATGTCGGAAGAAAACGAGGACAAGCAGATGACCGCTACCTCTGGCCTGAAATGTTTAGAGTTATATGCGAAGCAAGGCCCACTTGGGTGCTTGGCGAAAATGTTGCTGGCATCAAAAACATGGCACTCGACCAGGCGTTGTCTGACCTGGAAGGCAAAGATTACGAAGTCCAATCGTTTGTTATTCCAGCTTGTGCCGTCAATGCTCCGCACAGAAGAGATAGAGTCTGGATCTGTGCGATGGATGTGGCCGAGTCCAAGAGCCTGCGAATTGGAAGGCGGAGTGGTCAAGGCGGAGAACGATGGGGGGGG